CATACCACCACCATCATTCATGTTTCTTCGTATAAATCATCGCAAAAAAATATCCGTTGTTTGTATCACCAAGTTCGCCATGAATTTAGAGCTCGCGAAATTCGATATGAAGGCCATCAGCTTTCGCCCCGATGAAAATAAGGGCCCCGTTATCGTTCTCATCGGACGGCGCGATACCGGTAAAAGTTTCCTCGTTCAGGACTTGATGTTTCACCACCAAGATATTCCCATTGGTACCGTTATCTCAGGAACAGAAGCAGGCAATGGCTTTTTCGCCGCTCATGTGCCGAAATTATTCATCCATGATGCGTATAATACCGCCATTATTGAGAACATTCTCAAGCGTCAGAAGGCAGTCCTAAAACAGGTCAAAAAGGAAATGGATACGTATAAAAAGTCGTCCATTGATCCGCGTACATTTGTTGTTTTGGATGACTGCTTGTATGACAACAAATGGACGAAGGACGTGATGATGCGTCTCCTCTTCATGAATGGCCGTCATTGGAAGATCATGTTGGTCATCACAATGCAATATCCATTGGGTATCCCTCCAAATCTCCGCACGAATATCGACTACGTTTTTATTCTCCGCGAGCCATATATTGCGAATCGTAAGCGAATCTACGACAACTATGCGGGTATGTTCCCGACTTTTGAGAGCTTTTGTCAGGTCATGGACCAGTGCACCGAGAATTATGAGTGTCTCGTCATCAATAACAACGCGAAATCGAACAAATTACAAGACCAAATCTTCTGGTATAAGGCACAACAGCACGGGCCATTCAAGCTGGGCAGTAAGGAATTCTGGGAAATATCTAAGAATCTCGGTTCTGACGACGAAGGCGAGCAGTCGTATGACCCTAATGCTGCGAAAAATAGTAAGGGACCGAAGATAAATGTGAAGAAGAGTAAGTGGTGATGGAAAGTTGCTTTGGGCGCGTCCAAAGCAAGATGTCAAAATTAGCATTTTAACCCTATTTCTTGCTTTTAATTTATAAAAGCGACCATCATTTATACCATCACTTTAATAATCTTGTTTTTCATTTATGAAAGCAACCATAATATGTTCATTCGCTTTCATAAATTCCGCTTTTGATTTATAAAAGCGACAACAACCGCCTATTTATCCTATTCAACACATCCGATAAGTCAAACCCTGCTTCGTTCGGGTTGTAGCGAATAATTGCGTAACCTTGATTCTTGATGAATTCTTCTCTCGCCATCTCCTCCGCAGCAGACCTGTCGTGATGTCCGTATTCATCGCATTCCACGACAATCAAATCGTCCGTAAAGCACAAGTCAGCCCGATAAGTTCCAATCTGAAACTGACGCGACATAGCGCGTAAGCCTCGATACGTGTTTTCAATAAACCCGATAGTCTGCCCCTCGATGCACATCGAAAATCTGACAACATGTGCTTTCTCTGACGCAGCAACGATGTATTTGTTTCTGAAATTAAACGAGTTCTTGAAGAGTTCAAATGCTTCTTCCGTAAGCATGTAGACGATGCGATTTTGCCCTCCATTTTGTTTTTTCGTAGCGTCTACCACTTTAAGTGGTGATTTGATATAATGGATATTATCTCGATAGTTCTTCTCTAAATGTAGTCTCAAATTATGTTTCTGTGTCTTGAAATGAGAAACCAAATCATCCAAATCGCGCGTGAATTCCGGCATTATGTAAAGATGTATCGTATATTTAGTCATGTTCAGTTCAGTTCAGTTCAATTTTATGTTGCTTTATTTTCTACTACACTAATTAAAGTTTTTGTATTCGTTTTTCTTGCCCATATAAATATTTTGTATTGTATGTTCACTTGTAATTTTAATAATATTTTGAGTTAATTCATTCAACCAATCATATGTATCATTCCATACATCTTCTTGAATAATTCTTATTACAGAATACCCATTTTCATTCGCGCATTTTTCTTTGTATTGGTCATTTTCAAATTGTTCTTCTGGTGTTTTCCAATTCCCGACTTGAACGAAATGTTGATTTCCATCTAATTCAATAATAATGTTTTGTTCTTCTAATACGAAATCAAATGGAAGAATGCGACTGGTAATTTGACTTTTACACCAATCCGCGCGAAACTGTGAAATAATATTTGGATAGGATTGTAATAGTTGTTCATATAATTTTTTTTCAGTTTTATTTACACAAATTGGACACCAACTTTTATTTTTCCCACTAATACTGAATAAAGCACTTTGAAATTGATGACAACACGTATTACAATCAAACCAATATTTATTACCAGAATGTTTAAACACTTGTCTTGGTTTTACATCACCGTTTTTCGCACTCCAATATTTTGATTTTTCGTTTGAAGCAAATGATTTTTCAAAGCAGGTTTGACAATCTTCGTTTTCACATAATTTTTGATTCCCACAATAAGGACACCAAGTTGGTTTTAGTGAAGTAATACTACTTACAACACTTTCAAATTGATGACCACAATCACAGTCAAACCAATATTTTGTATTTGCTGATGTAAATACTTGTCTTGGTTTTACATGACCGTTTTTATCACTCCAATATTTTGATTTTTCGTGTGAAGCAAATGATTTTTCAAAGCAGGTTTGACAATCTTCTTTTTCGCATAATTGATTATGTGGAACGCAACAATAAGGACATCCGTAGTTTCTTCCGGTAATACCGCATACAGCAGTTTCAAATTCATGACCACAATCACAATCAAACCAATATTTTGTATTTACTGATTTAAACACTTGTCTTGGCTTTACAATACCGTTTTTATCACTCCAATATTTTGATTTTTCGTGTGAAGCAAATGATTTTTCATAACAACATTGGCAATTTTCTTTTTCACATAATTGTTTAGGTGGATTACTGCAATACGGACACCAAGATTGTTTTAATGAAGTAATATTACTTACAACACTTTGAAATTGATGACAACATGTATTACAATCAAACCAATATTTTGTACTTACTGATTTAAACACTTGTCTTGGTTTTACATCACCATTTTTTTCGCTCCAAAACACCGATTTGTTGTGTGAAGCAAATGATTTTTCATAACAACATTGACAATTTTCATTTTCACACAATTGTTTCGGTGGATTACAACAATAAGGACACCACCTATTTAAATTAGTAATATTAGCCAAACGCGTATTAAATTCGTGACTACATTTATGACACCTAAACCAATATTTTGTACTTACTGATTTAAAAACCTCTCTTGGTTTTACATCACCATTTTTGTCGCTCCAATATTTTGATTTTTCGTTTGAAGCAAATGATTTTTCAAAGCAGGTTTGACATTTTTCATCATCACATAATCGTTTTGAGTTGCACATTTTACTTTATGATATAATTTTTATAACAAAAATTTGATTCAATTTAATTACATATTAATCATATTAATTACATATTGTTCTCTACAGTTCTCCGCCGCCAAAATGAGCCGCAGCGTGAAAGACAAGACCGTCTTCAAAGATTATTATTACTGTGTCGCACAGTCAGTATAACCTGACACAGTAATAATCGATTTTTTGTTCTTAGTGAACTAATTCAAATACTAATCAACGTTGTCCATCTCCTTCGCCCCCGCACCCGACGAGGACAACCGCGACAACCCGTGATCGCTATTCTTATCCATAACGACATCCTCGCCCTCGAACAGCTCCTTGCGCATCTCCTCGACAGTCATCGAGAGAGACGATGAATCATCACCAGCATTCCAGATACCGCCGCCCACTCCCTCGCTCGCTCCGCCCGCACTCACTCCGCCCGCACTCGCTCCGCCCGCACTCGCTCCGCCCGCACTCGCTCCGCTCGTTTCCTTCGGCTTCGCATCCACCAACGTCTCGCCATCCTTCGCCAACATCTGCGTGAGCTTGTTCCCACTCTCCTTCGCCAGCTTGATGTTCTCTTGAATCGCCTTCGCTTTCGTCTCCTTGACGCGCTTGTCAAATTCGGTCTTCGCCTGCTCCTCGTTCTTCTTCTTCTCCGCCATCAACTGGTTCAAGGTCTCCTCCATATATTCGACTCGTCCAGTCTTATATGCGTCAGGGTGAAACGGCACCCACATACCTACAGGCCCGACGAAGACATCATGGTTCGGATCCACCTCGCGCAACATCTGGCAACGCAACTCGGCCTCTTTCTGAGAGCCAAATACACCGCGCACCTTCAAGCCACGCACCGATGTCTGGAAATTATGCTTTTCGTTGAACTCGGCCTCGAGGTCGTCCTCATGCTTATCCAAAAATGTCTTGTATTCGTCATAAATGTTCGTCTTCTGAAGAACATCCTTCTCTTCTTTAGCGAATTCTTGAAAATCAGCGGACAACTTATCAAAACTGACATGATACTTAAAGGATACAAAATTAAGGAACTGAATAAACTTCTCCATCGACTTTTGATAGTCCCAATAATGAAGAAACTTCTCGAAGAAGAAATGATCCTTTTGCTTCAAAATCGATTCCGGAGAAACAAACGAGAGACATGCGAACTTCTGTCCAGCAATAGGCTTGTCTTCCTCTAACAAGTCAATATATTTAGGATTTACATCACCTGAATTGGTTTGCTTCAATTCTACACCAGATGGGGGTTGTGAATACGTTGACATTTTCCGAGAGTAAAGAATTATAATATAGTATGACATAGTTGTTTAAGTGTTTTAACGCATTTTTGTCATTTACGGAAATTCAACGACATCGCGAATATTAATTTCTTATCAGTATTTATAATAAATCATACAAATGTCCGGTGTTTTTGATTTAGGCGAACTCGTCAAGAGAACCATTAAGTATTTGGTGGAAGGTGTCATGGTCGCCATCGCCGCCTACGCCATCCCTAAACGCAGTCTTTCCTTTGATGAGGTCGCGTTGATTGCTCTTACTGCCGCCGCCACCTTCAGCATTCTGGATACCTATGTTCCTAGCCTTGCTGTTTCTGCGAGAACCGGTGCTGGCTTCGGTATCGGTGCCAACCTCGTCGGTTTCCCCACCCCTCTCCGCGTATAGATAACGACGTCGCACTCCGCGGATGTGCCAGTTAGTTAGCGCATATAATATATGCTTCAAGTAGTATATATTATAATAATGATTGTAATACCTGAATGGAATGAATTTCGGAAATGGATCGGCTTGCCTCCACCTAAAAAAGAGAGCGGTGCGGTAATAGAATTACGCGAAAGATTTAGTAACTATCATTATAAGATCGTAGAACAAGATCCCGATCATTTTCGTATCTTTGTCGCAATATTGATTACCTATATTCTTGTTCTTCTTGTCCAACCCACACGATATTACTGGTGGTATCCATCTTTCAATCTCTCGATACCTGGATTCGGAAAGGCATTTCCAGACAGCCGCGATGAAGTGAATATCGTTGTCACCGAATACATTATGAAACGTATGCCGAGTGATGTCGCATTTTTTCGTATGACCGACATGAATCCCGCCGCCGCATTTACGAATGTAATCAAACCCGACGAAATGACGATGGAAGAAATGGACAAAATCATGACAGGCTCGCGTGTGATGTTTGTGATTAAGATGTTGAAATGGAAATACAATCGCGCTCGCCCTGCACAAATCGCGCCTGAACTCATCAACGAAAAAAACGGTACGCTTCTTCATTCCGACTCCGCGGCGACGCCAGCCTATCCATCAGGTCACGCAGTTCAAGCATATTATTTAGCAAAAATACTCGCTCGCCGATTTCCGGCAAAAACACAGGCAGTCATGGAAATTGCGACGAAATGCGCGAATATTCGAATTATGGCAGGGCATCATTATCCAAGTGACCGCGATTTTGGGTGGTGGGTAGTAGATCAGTATTTAACGGATTGATGAGTATCACTACCGGCGCAGGGGCGGCCTCTTTTTCACCAAGTCGGTCATCATTTTTTCGTAATTTACGTCTTGTTTTTCGATGTCGCTATATCCTGGACGCTGAATCACGCAAATCGGTGTAATCAAATACCATCGATCCACCTTTTGAAGACGTTTCCAATACATATCACAAGCAAATTCTGGTTTGTTTTCCGGATTAGCACTAAGACCGGCGAGAGCTTCTTCAAAATTCTGGATCAACGTGTCATAATACCGACTACATACGAGGTAACACGTTGCGACTTGACAATTCGCAACCCGAAAACAATCAGGTGCCTCTATTTTGAATGGCGGGAAATTATTACCCGATAATAAAAGAACATCCCATTCATCTCGA